GCGTCTGTGTATGTCGCGATGATCTCCTGCGCTCGCGCTTCAGCTTCGGCGTGCTTGCCGGCCTTGATCAGCGCGCGCAGCTCAGCCGCTTCGACTGGATGGTATTTTTCATTGATGCCGGCAACCTCGTAGTCGCCGCCGCCATCTCCAGCAGGCAGATCGTACACGACGAGCCGTCCGCTGCCGTCACGCCTTGCCTCGTATTGGAGGATTTGCTCGGCCATCTCGAGCCGCGTCTCAGGCGGGACTGGCCTCGGGCCGACAGGTGGAGGCGTGATGATGACGGGAGGTGGATCGACGGGCGGCGGATCGACGATGACGATCGGCGGCGGGTCGACAACAATCGGCCCCTCGTTTGTGGGCGGCTGCGGAGCACCCGGCCAGTCTTTGGGCAACGGGATGCCTCGCACCTTCGCTACCTCGGCCAGTGCGTCCCAGGTGGCCTTGCCGACCTTGCCGTCGTTGACCAAGCCCTGCTCGCGCTGGAAGCGCTTGACCGCAGCCTCGGTGGCGGGGCCGTAGTCGCCGTCTGTCATCACAAGGAGCTGGACCCATTGGACCAGTGCGCCTTCGCTGCCATCTTTGAGGATCGGCAGCACCTGCGGCGGCGGCGCGTTTGGGTCTACGCCTTGGCCCACGTTGCCGATGTCCCACGGCCTCGCGTCGTCCTCCAGCGCCTTATTGATGCTGACGTGCGTATGTTCGTCATGAGGGTTCGCGCCGTTGTACGGGTACAGCGTCCACGCCTTGCGGCCGTTGCGCTTGCCGTAGGCTTCGTCTCCAAAAATCTTCCTGTTCGAAATCATGTATTTGATGCGCGGGTCCTTCACCGCGCGGAAATGGTCGAACAGCTTGTAAGTGTCGAGCCCCAGCTCCGGGTAGTGGGGAATGTCGAGAGCGTGAACGATGCCGCGCGAGTCTGACTCGTGGTCAGAGCTCGGGTTCTGTTGCGAGTGCGCGTCGGACGCGACCCACCCGAACTCGTTCTTAGGTGCCTTTGGGACCCGCGCCTGTATTTGCGAGCGGAGTGTGCCCAGCCCTTCGGCGATCCGCGCCATGTGAACTCCTGTCAGAGGGAAACCGGGACCCGGCTGCTAGAAAGAAAACCGGGCCCCGGCCCAAGGGGACGTGCCAGGGCAATGGACCACGCCACCCAAGGCGGTTGATTACGGAATCCTAACGAGCATGGGACGGCCGATCGTCGGCGAGGCGGCGGTGAAGCCAGTCGCCACTGGCAACGTGACGGATGCCCGAGGCGTCCCGATCACTGGAGCACCTACCGTCAAATCGCGCGGAATGAACGTCTTCGTCTGACGCAAAAGCCGCTCGAAGTCGGCACGCTGCGCTGCCACAACTGCCGTCAGCGCAGCTACGTCCGCGCGAAGCTGCTCGACCTCGGACATGTCGATTTGCAGCTTCTTGTCCGCCATCGACAGCGGCTTGACCGGGATGATCTCCTCAGCGGGACCGCGCCCGGGAGCCGTGCGGCCGGGAAACGTACCACTCGACAGCGTCAGCTCGATCTCATCATTCAGGTTGGCGAAGATTGCTTGCTTAACCGGCCGGCCGAACTGAGTGTCGTCGTCGTCGTAGAACTCGGCTTTTGGATCGCGAGACCAGCGCTTGACCCGCGTTGTCAGCCACACCATCGGCGGCGCGAGCCATTCAGCATCCGGTTGCGAGAACTGCGGCCGGCCTGTCTCGAAGTCGAGTACCGCCAGGATGTGGGAGCGCTTGAGCACAGGCTGCGCGATCACGGGAGAGCCGACCGTCAGCCCAGCAGCCACCAGCGGCGGCGCGATTGTCCCGAGCTTCGGCGTGCCGATGACTGGACTCGGATTCGTCAGACGCAGCGCAAAGATCGGGTACTTCTGGCTCAGTACAGCGACCGGGATCGTCGGACGCCCGACCGCCATCGAGGATGCGAACAGCGGCGCGCCTTGAGAGGCAACCGGCACGCCGATGACCGGCGACCCTGCCGCCAAGCCAGTCGCGATGATTACCTGCTTCTGCTTCAGGACCAACGTGCCGAACGACGGCGAGATGGTCGAGAAGTTGAACGCCTGAAACGCGTGGCGCTGCGACGTGATCGTTGCGGCACTGACCGTGGGAGCGGACACGGCCAAGTTGGACGCGAGCAGATTGATCTTGAGGGCGACCGTCCCGGTCCCAAGCGCCGGAGCGCCAGCCGCGAGGCTCGATGCGCTGAGGATGTGCGTCTGTGCCAGCGTGCTCGAGCTGATGGCTGGAGAACCGGCCGCGAGCGCCACAGCGACGGGAGCATGGGACTGCCCGAACGTTGCAACGCCCACGGTCGGAGCGGAAGCCGTCAGCGAAGCTGCGGACAGGACGTAGGACTGCCCGCAAGCCGGGACGCCGAGGACAGGAGCGCCGGCAGAGGCAGCAACGGCCGCCAGCGGGACCTTCTGATTAAATACGGCAACGTCTAGGACTGGCGACCCTGCGGAAGCCGGGTTGGCCGCCAGGACGTGCTTTTGGCCAATTAAAGGCGCTCCTAGGGCCGGAGCGGAGCCCGCCAGTGCGTTTGCCGTGAGAGCGTGGCCCTGAGCAAGGGCGGACGCTCCAACCGCTGGAGACCCGGTTTCCAGGGCTGTAGCAGCCAGGGCGTAGGCCTGGGTGATTGTGCCCGCGTCCAGGGTCGGGCTAGACACCGCGAGGTTGCTCGCGGTCACCGCGACGGCCGTGACCGGCCGAGGAGTGCCACGCCAGCCTACAGGACGCCAGTAGTAGCGGTCGGCCGTGACCGGAGGGACGTTCGACCCCTGTGTGAGGGTGCCGGGCGAGCTGCCCACGGGGGACAGCGTGCGGTCGGCAACGCCGTTCTTGACACGATTGAAACCCGCGTTCGCGATGGTCTCAAGCGGCCAGTACGCTTGCAGCGCGGATGGCCGCACGAACAGCGGCGACATTCCGCGCCCAAGCGCCGCCACCTCCGCATCGGTCAACGCCACGTTCCAGACGGCAACATCCGCCATGCAAAGAAGCGCATCACCGGACGCGATGGTGAACGATGGAACCCAAAGGCCGCCCATTGCTGTGACGGTGATGCTCAGAGGCTGGACGCTGGTAGCGCCGGTGCCCTTGAAGCCGCCGTTCAAGAAAGCCGCGCGAGCCGTGTTTGAGGTGAATACGCCGCAGACGTGAAACCACACGTTAGCTGCAGCCGCGATGCCGCTCGACGTCGAGATTACGGTTTGGTTCGGCGATCCACTGGTAGCAGCGACCACCGCCAGCGCATTTAAGTTGTTGCTCCCGTCCGTCCCACCTTTGAGCATAAAGAATGAAGGCGTCGTGGCATCGCTGCTGAGAGCAATGCAATAGCCGTTTGAGTTGGCAGTCGGAGTCGCCGGGAAAGACAACCATCCGGCCAAGGTGAGTGGTTCGACAGAGGCGGGGACGTTCGTCGCCGTCGGTCTACCGAAAACTAGGTTCCCGGTTTTGAAGTCGATCGCCACGGACTACACGTCCGCATATTCAAAACTAGCGTTATGGACTGTGATGTCGGCGGCGCACGTGTCGTTGCTGGCGCTGTCGAACCGCTCAATCAGGTACTCGACCAGCGCGCCAGCAGAGAAGTTGGCGGCCGTGACCGCAAGTGTCGCGTCCATCTTGCGATGGGCGGCACCGGGCGCGGCGTTGGTCGTACTGCTTACCTGCTCGGTCTGCGATGTCTGGTCGAGCGAGGTTGTGTTGCTGCCGGTCACGATGCGGTAGGTGAGGCGGAACGCGGCGTTGCCGGTGATCGCGGTCGTCGTCCAGTTGAGCTTGAACGCGGCGGCGGAGACGTAGTTCTGCGGCACCTCGAAGATGCCGTACCAACCGTGATTGTTGGTCGCCGGGTTGGCGAGCCGGATGACGCCGTGCTTCCAGATGTCGTTGGTGGCGGCGACGTCGTACGGCTCAACCCAACACCGTCCGGTGTTGTCGGGCTGGACCGCCTGCAGGATGCTTATGCGATGAGTAGCCATCAGACCTTGAGTCCTTGCCTGCGCGCGTACATCGTCGTCCACGCCATGAACAGCATCTCTTTCATCTGCGCATTGAACACGCCGGGAGCTGCCGCCTCGATGTCGTTGGCGATCGCTTGCTTGGTGCCGGGAGCTAACACGCGGTCCTCGATCGACTGAAACGCCGCCCTGATCTGCGGCTTGGTCCAAGTCTGAACGTCGGTGTTGTTGTTGATGATCCGCATCAGCTCGATGCCCTCGTCCATCGTCATCGCGGCCATGGGAATCGCTCCAACTCTACCATCACGGTGTTGATCACGGACTGCCAGTCGCGGAATCGCGGCTGGCGGAAGATGCGAACGTTCGGGTACCAGATCGTCTGACTGCCCTTGAGCCCCCAGCGAAAGTCTGGGTCCCAGCTCAGCAGCAGCCAGGTCGGCACGCCAAGCGCGCCCGCAAGATGCGCGATGCTGGTGTCGACCGTGATGATCAGGTCGAGCGCCTTGATCGCCGCCGCCGTCATCGCGAAGCTGTCGAACTGGCCCTGCTGGTCGAGCGGGAACACTGGCCCCCACTTGCGCACCAGCGGCATCAGAAGCTCTTTCGGCACGTCGCGCGTGTATGGCCGCTCGCTCGAGGCGCTGCCTTTGTGGCACAGCCCGATCCGCGCCCCATGCAGCGGACCCTCGGGCGTGTGCCCGATCCGGACGTGGCCTTCGCCCCGCCAGTTGGCCACCAGCTCTGGGTCGGCTTCGAGGTAGAAGTCCCCAACCACGATCATCTCGCGGGTCGCACCGATGGCCCAGGGAACGGAGGGAAGCGGAAGCTGGAGGGAATAGGGAGGAAGGGAGCGACCAAGTCGGTACAGCCGGTTCTGGAAGCTGTTGTTAAGGCCAATACCAGACTGATCGAACAGCTCGTACAGCTCAGGCCGACACTCCAGCATCGCGTTGGGAGCACGCTGGAGCACATGCTCGTAGAACCGCACGAACATGATGTTGTCGCCGAAGCCCTGCTCTGACCAGATCAGAAGAGGCTGATCTGTTGAAATTCCGTCCCAGCGCTCGACGCCTTCGGGAAACGTGCGGTCGCCGCCGAACTGGTGGCGATTGGGCTGGCGGTGCCTGATCTCGTAGCCTTCCCAGCTCTCGCGGTTGTAGACGCCGTCTTGCAACGTCATCAGCCCGAGCAGCGCTCGCGTTGGCTGGTGGTCGGGATTGCGTGCTAGGTTCTCGTCGATCAACTCGCGGGCAAAATCGCGATCCTGCATGAGGTTGGAATAATGGGCAGCCATCCACCGGGACTGCAAATCGTCGGGATCGCGATCGGCATACTTGAGGTAGCGTGCGCGTTCACGGTTGAACATCTCGTCGTCGTCGCGGTAGTCCGACACTTCCTCGAGCGCCTCGACTGAATAGCCGGCCTCGTCAGGCACGCACACGTTCATGATGCTGACTAGCGACCCGAACACGTTGCGCTTGTCGCCGCGAAAGTTGTCGATGTTAAACAGGTAGGGCCGGTGCCAAAACAGTCGGTAACCGTGGTCGATCAGCCACGCGACCATCGCCTCGCGCTTCTCGTTGATTTCGTTCTCGATGTAGATGATCGGCCGGCAGCGCTCGATCGTTTCTACTGCGCCGTTGAGCACCTCGAGCTCGTGCCCGTCCACGTCAATCTTGATCAGCTTGCAGCGCGGGAGCTGCAGGCTGTCGATCGTCGTGCACGTGACCTCGAACTCGCCCTCGTTGATGTCCTTGCGGCTATAGGCGTGAAGTGCGGATTGCTTGTCGACCTTGAGCGTGCCGTCCTTGTCGCTGGCAGCGCACGGCATGATCGTTACGAGATCGGCGCACTGGTTTTGCCGGACGTTCTCCGTCAGCAGCACCACGTTTGCCGTGCTGGCCTCGAACGCATAAACAAGGCCGGAGGGTGTAACCAAGTCTGCCATCGGGATCGTGAAGGCGCCAATGTTGGCGCCTACATCGATTGCCATATCTCCTGGCCGGAGGACCTTGCGGAAGACGTCGACCTCACCCTCGCTGTACTCTCCGTATGTCGCGAGCGAAAGCCCGACCAGCTCATCCTCGTCGAAGATCGTAAAGCGACCATGACGAGTCTCGACCGTTTTCGTCTGCATCGGTGCCCTGGATGTTCCGTGCAAAGCCTGTCCTCCTATTCTAGATTCCTCCAATGAGTAAGGTCGCCGATCTTGCCGCCGACCGCTATAACGTCGTCCTTCCAGAACGCCTGCACGACGTGGTTCTCGGCATCTTTCACCTCGACCACGCTACCGTCACGTGGGAACGTGCCGATCGGTTGCCATCCGCGCGTGACGATCAGGTCGGGGGCGGTGAAGTGGTGGACTGCCATTAGTTGTCGTCCTTCTCCTTCTGCCGCTTCACGGCTTCGGCGTTGGCTTCCTCGCCTTCGCGCTGCCGTTCGGCCCGCTCCTTTTCCTTGGCCTCGGCCCGCTCCTTTTCCTTTTCCGGATCAGGCGGCTGGCCCTTGCCGGCGTCGTCGATCAGCTTAATCAGCACCTGTGCTGTCTCAGCCGAGACTGTGCCGCCGTTCGCGCCGAGCTGCCTGAACTCCCACAACAGCTTCTCGTCGATTTCTTCCGGGGTGGCATCGCCTGGAACACCTTCGGCCATGTGAGTCTCCTTTGGTTGGGAAATGGTGGGAGCTGGACCAGAGGTGTGGGAGGACCAGCTCCCTGGCGGTCGCACCCGGAGGAAGGCGCAAGGGCGCGATCACCGAGTCCTGTCTACTACGGCGGCGCGCCAAAGTAATGCATGTATGCTTTGCGGTAGTCCTTCATCATCCGTCGCGCCTTCGCCAGCGACAGATGGCCCTTGCAGTATTCCTTGCTTACCCGAACCTCGAGCCGGTCTTTGCGGGAGGCATTCCATGGCGCTGTGCCGTATGGCTGCGGCCAGAGGTTCTTTACATCGTCAGCGCCGCCGAGAGAGCGCGGGATCAGGTGATCGATCTCGCAGCGCCGTCCATGCTTGTCCTGCTCGCACGCTTCGTCCTTGGGGCCGCTCAGACCGTAATCGTGGTAAACAGACAGCTTCATCTTTGCTGTGACAAAGCGCTTGTCGACGCCCCACTTGGTCGAGCAGATCGTCTTTTTGCTTAGCGGCCGTGTCTTGCCGGGAGTCTTCGCCGGGTCCTGCAGCGTCAGGTCTGGTGGTACATCTTCCTTGTTCTGTGCATGCGCCGGAGTGACCAGCAGCGCCAGAACGATTACCCACCAATGTCGTTGATGGCCTTGAGCATCTTTGCCCGCCATTTGTCCCAACTCCAGCCGGTGCCCCAGCCACCTCGGCTGTCCATCGCGAGCAGTTCCTTACGCAAGATGTCGAGGATGCGCTCGCGCTCCTCTTTCACGGCGCGGTCGATCACGTCCTGCTGCTGCCGGTCGGTCAGTCCGGTCGGGACGTGCCGCTCGGTGATGATCGGTTGGTAGCCAGGAGAGCTGGCCATGACTTACGATGCCGGGATTTTTATGGAGAAGGACGCAAGGGTGAACGTATTGCCAGCTGTCACAACCTGCGCCCCGCTCAGCGTCCCGTGTGCGTGGAGTGTCCCAGCGGCATAAGCAGCCCACCAGCTCGCCGTGCCAGACGTTGTGATCGTGCCGTCAGACACCGCGATGCTGGCCACTTGGCGGCCGTTTGGCGCGCCGGCGCTAGGACTGCCGAATGCCGCGCCCGCGCCCCAGTTTTTGAAGCCAAGCAAGCCGGACGTCGCCGCGATCCCAATGCTCGTCGGCTCCGAGCTGCAGATGCTGACGAAGCTCGACTCCGTGTCGAGCACGTTGAGGCCAAAGTCCAGCACGCGATCTTCTAAGCTGGCAACCATGTTCAAATCTCCTCAAGTTAACCTTGGTTCGGTGCTGGTTTCGGCAGGCCGAATGCGGTGCCGACATTTGCTCCTCCGGGCGCGCCGTACATCGGCAGCACGCTCAAATAAGTGAGGTAGCCAGTGCGCGAGTAGACGTGCTCGGCTTGCGTGATCAGGTACAGGCCGTCGACCCCGGGACGCGCGCCCATCAGGTGGACCATACTGTTCCACCGCGCGGTCGGCTCGCCGTTCATCACGATCGTGCCGTTGCCCATGTACGAGGAGTCGGACGCCTCCTGCGCACCCTGGTTGTCCTGCTGGGCCGCGCTCTCGGTCGCAGCCGCCGCCGGATTTTGGGTGTTGGAGCCAGCTAACGAGCCGGGGCCTTCCTTCTGCCCGAAGCCTTGTGTGAGCAGGTTGTAGCCAGCCTTCTTGGTGTCGTACCACTGCTGTTTCGATCCGGCGAAAGCCGCACGCGCCGCGAACGGCCGCACCCGCCACGAGATCAGGTTGTCGCGCCAGCGCGCGATGCAGCTCACACCGCGCTGACCGCGCTTCTCGATGTCGACCTGATCGCCGCTATGGAATTGATGAACGAACCCGAACTTGTCGCCCAGGTTCATGACCTCGTGCATCGGGCTAGCGTTGGCGATCGCCCAGTAGTCCTGCTTGAACGCGTCGAAAGCCTCGTTGATCTGAGCGTTGACGCCCGCGTGCTTGGTGATTTGTTTCAGCCAATCCGGCAGGCCGTGCAAGTCACCTTCCTTCTTGCCAGGAGGTGCGCCCTCACCGAGCCCGTCTTGCACCGGCTCCTTGAGCTTGCTGCTGAGCACGTTCGCGCCGTTGGCGTGGACCCACATGCGACGGCCGCCCTGCTTGCGGCCGAACCCGTGCTCGAAGTCCATGATCATGCCCGAGAAGGTCTTGTACATCTGCTCGCTGCGCCACCCCAGCTCCACCTGCACCCGCGCCAGCAGCGGCGGGATCGGAAGCCGGCCGTCGCGGTCGTCGATCTCCAGCTCACACTCCGACGCCACGTCCTTGTCCAGAATCCGACAGCTGATCAGGTGCGGCTCGATCTTCGAGGTGATGTCCACGCCGTCCACGGTGACGGTGATGAACGCGCGCAGCCGGCTGGTCTGCTGGATCGTCCCGATGAACGGGTCGAGCTGCCCGATGAGAGTGTCTTCTTTGAACGGGTCGTATTGGAACGTTGGGTCGGTGCTGTAGATGTCGGTCATGGCAGTACCGGTATGGCGGCGGGAGCGGCAGGACCGCCGATCTCACCGCGCAGTCGGTAACCAGCTCTGTCGGTCCACAGGCTGTCTTGCGGCAGCGAACGCGGCTTGCCCAGCATAAGGCTAGGATCGATCGGCACCCGCACATACACACCGGGCGGTATGAACGGTGAGCGGCGATGCGCAAACGCCAAATGCGGGTTCGCGTCCATCATCAGCTCGGTCATGCCGGGAGCGCGCGCCATGTACCTGTTCCAAATGATCAGGTCGACTGTGACGTTCTCGCTCTCGATGACGTAGAGCTCGAAGCCGGTGACGCCCATCAGATGTTCCCCACCGCAGCGTTCTGGGCAAACAGCAAGCCGTCCGGGTCCTGCGGCGTCGGCACCCGCGCCATCTGCGCTTCGAAGTTGATCTGCTGGCCAAGTCCTTCGCCGCTCAGAAACGTGTTGGCGCGCACCAGCTTCTCGCACACGAACCAGCCGAGCTTTGTCGTTGGATTTGCGCCGCGCATGAGCAGTTGCGCCAGACCAGCGCGCCGGTTGCCCTCGAACACTTCGATCTGCGGCACACCGCCAATGCGGTACGGAAACAAGCGGCCGCGCAGGTAGAGCACCTCGTCGTTCTCGCCCACCCACTCGCGGTAGATCGCGGCTCCAGCGATTTCTTTCTGTGCCCAGTCGGTGTCCGACTCGTGGTCATACTCGTGGATGTTCATCGGCCAAACCCGGAACTCGATGCGCGGCCCCCACAGAAACAGGACGCCTTGATTGTTCGGGTCAGATGTCTGCAGGTTGAGCCCACGCAGCGCCGGATCGGTCAGGTTGCGCCAATTCGTGGACATGTCACTCGAACCCCAGGTCGGTGTGAGACGTGCGCGCCTCGTCGCGCGTTGCTTGCCGCTGGTATTGTTGCGAGGCGTGGCGGGTCCAACGATGGCGTGCCGGGCCCATCTGCTGGACCTTCGGCTTGATCACCGGTTCGATCGGACGCTCAAGCTGCGAACGCATGGCCTCGATCATGGCCTGCGTGTTGCCGGCCGAGGTCACGCTGCCGGAAGATGACGGCGTGATCATCTCCGGGCCTTGCTCGCCAACCATGTACGGTGTGCCAGCGTCGATCGAACCGCCGGCCGCCTTGCCCTCCGGCTCTTCTGCTGCGGCGGGGGCTGGTGCCGGAGCTACGCCCTTGCCCGCAGCCTTGTCCTCGTGGCCCGGCGCAGACACTGGTCGCACTGTGATCGGCTTGGCCGCGATGCCCTTGCCAGCAGCTCTGCCTTCACCTGCCGGTGCTACGTACGGCAGCCGGCGGATGTGGCGAGCTTCCTGCGAGAACGTGCGCCCGCGCGCGCCCTTGCCAGCAGCCCTGCCGCCAATGAGCGGCGTGTCGTCCGGTGCGGCCGGAGTCGCTGGGGCGGCCTGCCCTTCTACTGCGGCCTTGTACCGAGCTGCGGCACGTGTCTCGACATCGGACGCAACGCCCGCCGGTCCGGCTACTTTGGTTTTTTCCGCTACCGCTTGCGCTTGCTGCTCGCGTAGCTTTTTAAGCTCAACGGCCAGCTGTTCCGGCTTCATGCGGCGGGCCATGCCGCGAGCCCAGGCTTGTTGCAACCACGGCGGCGCGTTGGCCCCCGCTCCGCCAGCGCCCCAGGCTACGTCCGTGCCGCCACCGACATGGAAGCGTTCCGCTCCCATGTATGAATCACCTTTCCCGGCGCCGACACCGCCAGCCCCCGCAGCCACCGAGTCTTCGATGAACCCCGCGATCCGTTTTTGATCTTCGGGGTTCTTCGAGTTTAGTTTGCGCTTGAGCGCTGGATCATAAAGGTCGAGATCATAAGCTGGTGCGTTCGTGGTGTGGCGAGCGTGACCTTTTTCCAATCCATGCGCGACCTGCACTTGAAGACCGCTTTTTAGGGCGGCGTACATTAGCTTCTCGTCTAGACCGGCATGGCGTGCGCCGCTGCCACTCGTGATGATGCTGCCACCGTCGGCAGAGACCGCCGGAGCGCCTTCTAGCGCGGTCTTGAGACCGGCCACGGTCGTAGTGCCGGGAGCGCCCGGACCGCCCGCAGCGGCGGTGCCCTTGTTCGCTGCCACGAAGTCTGGATTGGCGCGCTCGTAGGCAGCAGCGCTTCCGGATTTATACATGTCCAGCGCTTGGCCGATCTGCTTCATCGAGAGGCCACCTCTTTGGCCACTCTCCGCACCGTGCATTGCCATCCAGAACTTCGGGTCTTGCGCCATCTCCTTGGTAAGGATGGCGTTAGAGTCGAAGCCAGGCACTGATCTTCGTCCGCCACCGCTCCACTTATGAATAGCCGCGCCGACGGTCATGCCGACATAGTTGCGGCTCAGGAGGCCTATGTTGGATGCGAGCCCGTGCACTGGCGTCGGGAATCCGGCGATCTTGTTCCCGCCGCCGATCACGCCCTGGTCGGTCATGCCGAAGCGCTTGCTCTCAGCGCTTGGCCACTGCGCGCCAGGATTGTTGTACCGAATAGATGCGGGGATGCTCTTGTTGCTGCGGTCCCCCAGGCCGTAAGTCGCACCATCACCACCCGGCGGCACTAGGTAGCCGCGCTTGTAGGCTTCCTCCAACGATTCCGCCGGACCGGTCGCGCTCGCCGGGTCCAACCCGACTGGCGTGTTGAGCGGCGTGTCGCCGACGCCCGGTGTTCCAGTCTTGCCGTCGCCAGTGCCGCTCCCGTCGCCGCCGCGCGCGCCCGTTCCCGTCCTCGTGCCGCTCGCAGGATCGCCACCGCCGCCGCCACCGCCTCGCCCGCCCGCGCCGCCTCCGAGGCCACCGCCATCGGCACCGATGCGCTGGTCCAACATGGCCAGCCGCTGCATCTGCCGGCCTTTGTCACGGAAGCGCGCGAAATACTCGCGCTGGGTCTGGTCGGCCTTGTCCTGCGCCTGCTGGAGTCCTTCGTAGCGATCGACCTCGGCCTGCGGCGTGATGTCGACGCGCTCGCCCTTGGTCGCCATGAACTCGACCGGCGTGGTGTCGGTGCCGCCGGAGCCGGGAACTTCGAAGCTGCCGCCGGTTGCGAAACCGGGTTTCCTCTTAGAGAGGCCCTTGTCCCTCAGCTCCTTGTCGAGCGCGTCCTGCTTGGCCTGATTGGCCTTGTCCTGCGCCGACTGTTCGGGAGATTTTGGGTCTGCTGGGCGGTACCAGCTCTGACCCTTTCCTCCGATCAGGAAGTCTGTGATCGGCGTTTCTTTCTTGTTCCACCAGTCGCCGAGCGCTCCGCCGCCAGTCTTCCCGGCCGCCTGTTGCTCCTGCATGCGCTTAAGCGCGTCTTGCGACGTTGTCGTCGCTTCCTGGCCTTCAGGCGTCTCCGTCTTGGTAACGTTCTCCCTGATCCACTTGAACCCGTTGACGATCCGGTCGAGCGTGTCGGCGACACCGTTGAGCGCCTTCGCGAGCTGGTCGGGGATCGAGCCGCCAAGCACCTTGCCGATGTTTTCGTACATCAGATTCCAAGCGGCGTTGAGCCGGTTCATCGCCTCCTGCGGCGTGCCGTTGAGTTCCGCGATGCGCTTGTTGACCTCGCCGACCGAGATGCCGAGCTTCGCCGCCGTCTCTTGCACCTTCGTGAAGTTGTCGCTTAGCTCTTTGATCGCATCGAGCTTGGTCTGGTCGACGCCGAGACGATCCATCAGCACGGACTTCTGGGCCAACGACATCTTGTCGTCGTACAGGCCCATGTCTTTGAGCTTGCCGAACAGGTTCTGGACACTCAGCGCGGCCGCGTCGCTGTTGTTGCGCAAGCCTTCCATCGTCGGGAGCATCAACTTGCCGAGCATCGTGTTGATGTTCGACATGTCGCCAAAGATCGCTTGCAGCGAATTGGCAGCGTCTTTCGAGCCGAGCTTCTGGGCAAGGTTAACGTAGGCTGCGCTGAGCGAGGTCGCGGTCGCTGTGCCGTTGACGTTTAGTTGTCGCAACGTTGCGCCGATGCGAGGAACCAGCTCGGCCCACGCGCCCATCATGCTCGACGGGATCGTCTTGACCCACGTGTCGAGCACGCCGCTCACCTCGTCCATCGGGACCTTGAGGCTCTGGATCGCGGCGACGGCGGCGCTGGACATGTCATTCATCGCGACGCCTGACGCGTGTGCCGCCAGCGCCACTCGGTTGAACATGTCTCCCGCAGGACCGAGCGCCATTCCGGTCGCCGCGCGGAAGTCCTGGAACGACTTCGAAATGTCTTGGACGCTCTCGCCGGTGATCGCAGACAAGGCGTGGAATTGCTTGCCGAGGCCTTCGATCTCCTTGCGGGTTGCTCCGGTCTCCTGTGCGATCCTCGTCATTCCAAACGACACGTTCGCGAACTCGGTGAGCCCGCGCTTCGCGGTGTCGATTGCGGCGTAGACGGAAATGAAGCTCTTGGCGTAGTTGAGCAGCGCGCTACTCGACTGCTGCATCACCTGCTGGACTTGCGTGCCGTACTGCTGTGCGGCACGTCCGGCCATAGCGAAGGCATGTGCCTGACCCTGGCCGAACTGCATCATCACGGTCGCGGACGTGGTGCCGAACTGCTGCGTCGACTGCACAGCCCGGTTGACCGACGTGACGTAAGTATTGAAGCCTTGCGCCCCGCGCTGGGCCGTCTGCGCGACCCGCTGAGACATCTCATCGATCGAAACGCCGGCACGCTTGGCCATAGCCTCGATGGCACGAAGCTGTGTCCCGTAAGCAGCCTCCAGCGCGCGCGAGCCCTGCTGGGCGCGCCGGATCATGTCATCCGTGACGCGTCCAGTTTCGTCGCTGGCGGTAAAGCGTAGATTTACGTCTACGTCGTTCTCGCCCATGTCAGTGCACCGGCCGCGCCGCCATCGGCGGCCGCACGTTCATCTGAGCGGCCTCGTCATCAGCCGTCTTGTTTGGAGGCTGAAGGATCGGACCGGGCGGCATCCGCACCACCGGACCGTCCGCAGCCGGGAACCGCGGATCGATCTGATCGGGTGCCGGCACGTGCGCCTCCTGCTGAGGTAAGTCCTCCTCCGGCGTTGCCAACGGACGCGTGCCTTGCTCGAAGTCGGCCTTCATCACCCCCGGCATGATGTTGATCAGCGCCATCATCACCCGGTCGAAGTCAGCGCTGGGAAGCTGGCGCAATACCTTCTCCGGCACGTCGCACAACTCTGACAGCAGCGCCAACGTGGACGGAATCCTTTGCTGGCCCCAACGGATCATCTGATCGGCCGTCGTAGGTCTGATCTCGATCGCCGTGATCTCTTTATTTGGGCCGAGCTTGAGCGGCTGGTTAAGCTCCACGCACCAGCCGCCGGTCTTGCGCAGGATGTCGAGCGTCATGCGTTACGCTCCGCCACCCAACGGGATGGAGAAGTTGTTGAGCATGAACTCGGGTGCTGGACTGTTGACGTGGAGGTTCTCGTTGATCTCCGCGTTCATGTCCTGCCCGCCCTGGAACCGGGTGTTATTGAAATAATCCCAGTAATAAACGAGCCCGCCCGCGAGACCGAACTCGTAGTGGATGATCTGGCGGATCGAATAGTTGATGTGCATCACATCGCCCTTGCGGAAATTCTGGATGTCGCTCCGCCCGAGCTGGCCGGTGAACGCCGCAGCGGCTTGGATCGCTTGCCCCGTGTGCTGATCGCGCACGTTGCCGTAGACGTAAAAATTCCTCTGCTCCGGCACCCACGAATCCACGAGCTGCATCACTTGCCGAGTAATGCCGATGAGGACGAACGTCGTTTCCAATCGTGCCATGCCGGTGCCGACCTCGATGTAGATCGGTGCGCCGCCCGCGCGATGGTCCGTGTACTGCATCTCAAACGAGGGCAGCTTCACCTCGGTCAAGGTCAGATGGTTGCTTGCTTGATCGTCTGCAGGGCCCGAGCCGCAGAACATGTTCGCGTAATCCATTACCAGGACGGGATTCGGCATGGCGGTGCTCTCCTATGTGTTGTTTGCGGTGTCTAGTTCGACGCCGAGCGGTGCGGTGGACGCGCCGTTCTGGTTGAT